TCGCCAATTAAGGCAATTCGACTTCTTGGAATTTCAATATTTTTAAGAATTAAAAAGAAAGCAACGTGTTGATTCACGATTAAGATGCCCAATTGGACACACACTTTCTTTTATTTTTTTGTTACCAAATGGCGTTTATCACATCGCCAATTTTTGTATTCGGAAGATCTTTAGGCTCTAAATTGGTTTTGGACATATCCAACTTCAATTCTGTGAAGATAACTCTATCTCCACCATAGCCATCGGTCATGTTTGAGTCTGTGGAAACCCAAACTAAATTGGAATTGGAATCATACCAACCCCAATCCAAAATGGTTAAATCTTTCAGTTCTTTTGCTTTGCTCATTTTTTTCTTTTTTGTGTTATCACCTTATTATATTTATTGGGTTTTCCTTTTCATTACTTACTAAGGCCAGTTACCAATGTCTGGGATATTTCGTACTGTGGTTTCAGTTCCACGCCTACAACTTATAGGATAGGTTATTCTTCACAATATTTAAAGTGGTTTCCAAGAATCCAAACAACCCCACTAAAGTTTTTTTAATATTTTCAATTAAAATCATTTAATAACTTGACTATGTCAAAAATTATTGATAACTTTGCGTACAATGTATTTCACACATTAACTTAAAGTACATAAATTATCATTATTAAATGATAGCCCAGCTCTCACTATCATTCCTGAGTGGAAATATAAAGCTGGGATTTCACCCTCCTTGAGTTTTCAAAAATAATAAATTATTGATACTCAATAGAAAGCCAAAAAAAGCAAAATACACATTGCACAACAGTTTATACAAGATAGTATGTTTGTTGTGTAATGTGTATTTCGGTATATTTACAAATAATTAATTACTTGAATTAATTACTTGTAAATATGTAGGAGGATTTTTACTCACTTGGTGCTTGATTCTCAAAAGCTGCTGCTTTTTCTTCTATTGAAGCATTAGTTTCTGTAAACACTTGTTGAGCATCGCTATCAACACCCATTTCCGCTAATAGGTCTGGTGAAGCATAAGCATCACCATTACCTCTAAGGTCAATATCCTCTTTTGGACTTGACCAAAAGAATATCTTCCTGTATTGAGGAATAAAGCCATGGGCTTTGTCTAAAATGAGTTTACCTGCGTTTGCACTACCTTCGCCATATCTTGACACCTGTGAGGTGGCAATGGCATCAATAGTAGTTTTACCGCTATTTATAGCAGCCTGATGGTTGTCAGTAAGTATTGGTTTATTACTCATGACTTTGTACAATACAGAGTTAGCAGGAAGTCCTGCATTAACCTGTTCCACTGTATAAGTACGTGGAACATCAAGAAACGCTACTCTTGTTTCTGTATTTTCAATTACTGCCCCGTCATTTGACGAGATTTGCTCTGCAAATGGGTTTTGTTGCATATTGTTACTATGTTTTGCACCTGGATAGGTGCTAACAGTAGTAACTTTCTGTTTAAGAATGGCAGTAATAGTGCCATCCTTTTGCCAATTTCCCATTCGCACTTCTGTACAATGTACAGGTTCCTTGGTGATTTCCTTCGCAATTTCGTTGCTCATGATTGTTTGAATTTAATTGTTTAAATTATTTATCTAAATTAATAGGAGGTGTTTGTTTTTTTGTTGAAGATATTATTAAAGAGAAATTAAGAAGGAGATTAAGAAGGGTATTAAAAAAGGGTATATTGGGCAATATAATAATGTCAGGTTGGTTGTGTAGTATTTAAAATATTTATGTAGAAGTGAGGGACAGGTAGTTACAAGGTTTACCTAAAGTATTACTTTAAGTAACCCTAGGTAACATACTGTGTACCAATTATTTATAACACTCATTGTCCATTAGGTTAAAAATGCATTTAATTGATACACAGGTAATTATATTGCAAAAAAAAGTTAGAATGTGTTTGTAAATTAAGCCCATAATATAGGTGTGTGTGAAAAAAAAACCCACTAAAGCCAGGAAAATGACTTTAGTGGATGATAGATTGTGTTTGTTTGGTAAATGATAGAGTGTGTTTGTACACTGTCAGGAAAAAGAATTAAGATTTATGATCTTAATCCTTGTTTCTAGGGATAAATACTGCACTTATCCCCATGAATACCAGCATATATGCTAAATCAGATAGCAAATATATGCTTGTTTTATTCAGTTCTGTATACTCTGTAAGCAAGTAATTAGAACCTTTAATTAGTATTGCAGTAAGTATTGTACCTACCATTAAAGATACAATAAACACTACAAATGTTGGGAGTTTATCCCTAAGTTTATTTATCATAACTTATTTATTTGAAACAGGACTTACATTGTTTACACAAATGCCTGTTAATGATTTGCAGTTACCAACTGCTCATTTGCTCCACATTGGTTAAATGTTTCATCGCTATCAAGTTAAAATTTGACTAAAACAGGACTTACATTGTTTACACAAATGCCTGTTTATTAGGTCAATAAGGTATCAGGAACAATTCCTGTATCAGCTTCCATCTTGAAAGCTGTTGGAATATATTCTTCAGAGTTACCTCGAAGATCAACATCCTCCTCACCATGGAGGTTGAGGTTGTCTCTGAAATACTGGTGTTTACTAAAGCTGTCAAGAATTGGAGAACCATTATCTGGATCTACAACTAATTGCTTTTCAGCAATGTCGTCATAAGAGAGTTTCCCCTCTTTGATCATGAATTCTTGTTCAGTAGATAGTATGGGTCTATTAGCCCAAGTTCTTTGGATTCGCCAACTGGGCTTTATAGCTCCAACAACTTCTTCCTCAGTCATGCTATCTCCTACACTTAGGAAACACACTCTATTGGATTCCTTGATGTGTTCTTCTATCTCTGTTTCAGGAATAGAGTCAGCAAATGGGTTTTGCTGCAAGGAATTAGACCCATCACTACTGCCACTATAGGTATATGTAGTGGTCAAACTTTGACGCATCATCAGCGTCTTTGTACCAGCTTTCTGATAGTTACTGATTCTAAATTCAGAAAATCTTACTGGTTGTTCATTCACATTAATTGTTCTGCTCATGTCTTTTGTTTTTAGCAGTTAATTGACACTAGAGGTTATGTTACTAGCATCTCAATTGTTAGAAGGTGTTTGTTTGATTAATACACCTTACTGATACTAAAGGATAAGACTTCATGTGTGATAGAGGTATACTACTATACTGTTAGGTATACATACTACTCTAAGACAATGTGTTGTCTATCTTTTTGTATCTGAACTATTAGAAGGTGTTTGTTTATTATTATGGGTGAACTATTTAATGTTGTTTAAAACACAGGGGGGGTAGGAATAAATCCAGGAAATGAAAGGGGGTTCATTTTATAGGCATTCACACTTTCATAAACTTAGTAAAATTTACTAAATTTCACACTTTAGTAAACTTACTAAAATTTTATAAAAAATTTTTTTTATAAAGAGTTAAATATTCAATATGTAATTAAATTAAATTCATATTTAAATTTTTTTTATATTTGCATTAAATAAAGATTAAAAAAATGATTAAAAAACAATTAATATTGGATAAATTTAATTATTATAAAACACATCTTATGATAATTAATCCTTTATTGCCTATCAATCTTACACCAAAAGAAATTGAGTTATTGACTCATTTTATGGTATTAAATGGGTCAATAGCACATGATAGGTTTGGAACTACTGGTAGAAAATTAGTTAAAGAAAGAATGAAACTTAGTTCTGCAAGTATGTCTAATTATATGAAAGGATTAAGAGATAAAGGTTTTATTAATGATAATGAGATAATAAGTATATTGTTTCCAGATACACAGAAACAAGAATATTATTTCAAATTAACAAAGAAAGGAGAAGAAAATGAGTAGAGGAATGGCTAATAAACCAGAATTTGTAGAAACTACACTTGATGGTAAACAAATTAAGAAGAATTTGCTAATTGCAAAGTATTATGAAGAAGTAAATCCAGATATGAGCTTTGCTGATTTTCAAAATATTTGTAAAACTCCTTTTAGGCATATAAGAAGTAAATTATCTACAAGAGTATTGTATGAAATTAGGTTTAAATATTTTGGTAGATTTTCTCCAAAACCCAATCAATTAGTATGGTTATTACATAATACTAAAGAAAGGTATGATAATGAGTTAATTGACCAAAAAACCTATAATGCTACTGTAATTATGATTACTGATTATGTATCTCATAATGTAGAATTATTTACTAAATTTAAAGATAGTTTGAAACCGTGGATAGAAATATAAATTTAAATTCAAATCTACTTGATAAGGTGGAAACTGAATTAAGTGTTGAGCAAATGTATATACTGAAATTAGATGATGGAAAAATTTTTAGAGAATTAGCATCTAAAATTATTTCAAGTAGAAGTGTATTTTTTCCTTTAATGGAATCTGCATTATCTACCATTGATGCAAAAGTATTGAAAAAATATTTTATATTTACAAAAACTAAAATAAATAGAGCATCTATACATTATAGGTATGGTTGTAAATTAAAAGTGGAATAATACCGAAATATATATAAACAAAAAACATAAAAAAAATGAAGAATTACATTGGAAGAAAAAGAATTAAGGCAATGCCTATGAACAGATTGGAATATAATGTGTATAGGGGTTGGGAATTACCAGCAGATGAAGATGGATTGGATAATGGTTATTTGGTTGAATATTTAGATGGTGGTAGAGCTAATCATCCTGATCATACAGGATATATATCATGGAGCCCAAAAGAAGTATTTGATAATGCTTATAAAATAGCTGAATCTTGGGAAGATAGAGTTAAAATTGAATTGGATGAACTTAATATTAAGATTAAGGATTTAGATACTGCTATTGTTGATAGTGTAGTACCAGCAGATCAAATTGGAATACTTGTAAATCAATTAACTGTTATGAGAGTATATAAATATATACTTGAAAAAAGATTAGATAAAGTTACAGATGATGTACCAAATGAACTTAAATCTATAATTTATATGTCATTTGGTGATGCAATAAAAGCTCTTAAACAAGGATTATTAGTAGCAAGAGCAGGATGGAATAAAGATGGTATGTGTGTAATGAAACAAATACCTGCTGAAATAAATCTTGATATTATTCCTGATATGCAATCATTACAACCATCATTAAAGGTTAAATTAATAGCAGAACAAAATACTATTAAATATAGAAATCAAATGATACTTGTACAATCTGATGGTACTGCTGATTCTTGGGTAGCTTCTTCTTCTGATATTTTTGCTGAAGATTGGTATATTGTAATTTAATTACTAAAACATTTGATATGAAATTTACAAGACAGCAACTAAGAAAAATGAATAGAGATAAAGACAAATATGTGAAAAGGTTTTTGTCTGCTATTTATTCTGAGGAAAAGAAAATAGCTCAACTTCGAGATGTCAGAGCAAGGTTTAATGCTTTAAGTCCTGAAGATCAAAAAAAGGTGTTGGAAATAAGTAAAGAAATGAAATCAAAAGAAGAATCTAAAACTATTGATAAAAATGGAGAATGGTAAAGAAAACACAATGTCAAAATTAACTACTGATAAAATAGATAAAATATTGGCAGATTTATTTGGTGAAGCCAATGACCCAAGAAAATTGACTAATTCATTTCTTTCAAAGTTTAATCCAGATCCAAATGATAAAGATTGGGAAGAGAAGTATCGAGTAAAACTTGAAGGTGTTATTCCTAATGCAATGTATGTTATTGGATGGGGAGATGGTCAAAAGATAATGACAGGGAAACAAGGATTTATTAATTTCCAGGTTGAAGCAATGCGTATTGCATTTTTTACTCCAATGGATGACTAAATATGAAAAGTATTGGTATATTGTAATTTAATTAAAAAAACAAAAAAAGAAAAAATCAACCTATGAGTTTATTTATAGTAGAAAAATTAAAAGTAATGCCACATCCAAGTACACTTCTTATATATCCATTTAAGGATATATGGGAAAATGATGATACACATAATAAGGATGTAGCATTACTTGAATTTGCTTATATTGAATTTATGTGTTCTTATGATAAAAGTAATGATTTTATTGGTTATGAGTTAGAAGAAAGACCAAATAAAATATTGGATGCTATTCTTATTTCTAATGAAGATATTGATAGGGAGGATATTTTAAATAGTAATTTAATTAAGGATGGTATTAGAACATATAATAAATTACAAAATGATGCTTCTCCTTCTATTAGATTATATGAGGCTTCATTACAAGCATCTGATAAATTAGTATCTTTCTTTGATACACTTGATATGACAGAAAGAACAAAAGGTGGTACACCTGTATATAAACCTGCTGATATTACAAGAGCATTAAAAGATGTAAATGATGTATTAAAAACATTATCATCATTAAAGGCCACAATACATCAGGAATTAGTAGAAGCTGCTAAAGGTAAAGGTGGTAGAACTATTAACTTTTTTGAAAAAATCAAAGATGAAAGATAATGAGTTGTAATGAAATTAAAAAATGGATTAAAAAAAATGCTTTAAATTTTGATAAAGCTATTCAAGGATTAAGAATTAAATTAGATGAACAAGCTATGAAAAAACAATCTGAAGAAATAGAAAGAAAATTCTTTAATCATAAACCTACACCACAGAAAAAATATTATATTTTATTAAGTGATAAAAATTTAGAAGCATTTAATGAAGCATTGAAAGAATATTTTAATAAACTTTAAAGATGAAAGATAAAGAATTTTATGTAAATTTATGGCTATCACCAATATAATTAAAAGTAGCAATTAATAAAGAAATTAAAAAAGATGTTTATGGAAAATATTAGATATATGGTGGAATTACCAATAACTTATTTAGTACCTAAAGTGGATGATGCTTTTAAAGGTATGTCTGAAGATTTAATAAATGATTTAGGATTAAATAATGAATCAGAAGAATTAGAAGATGGTACTGTTTTTATAGATTTGAATGAAGTTTCAATTTTTAATGAAGGAACTAAACCAAATACTACAGTATTAAGGATAAGAAATAATGATGAAATTTGGGTAATAAACGTATCTTTGGAAAAGTTTATGAAACTTTATATAAAGTATAGTAATGTTACTGTTATAAAATCAAAAAAAAATGGCAAAAATTAAAGATTATAAAGAGGTACTTGAAATTTCTGTTACAAGTGATGATGTTAAAGTAATTACAGTAGTAAATACAGTATTTACAATTAATAATGATAATGATACTGATTGTGGTATTACAAACAGAGAATCAAAAAAACCATTTATAAATCAATTAGAGGAAGATATTATAATATAATGAGTCAAATTTATGCAGAAAGAAACAGTGATGGTATTTTTGTAAATACTGAAACTTTAAAAGAAGAAGCTAATCATTTTTTAAAGTATGGATATTATTGTCCTGATCCCTGGGGTTCTCCTGCATGGAAAGAATATTGGGAAGAACAATTAAGAAGATGTCAAGATGGATATTCTTCTGGTGGTTTATATATAACTGGCAATCATTATGGTTATTTGAATTTTGCCCAAATTAAATTAACTAAAGAATTTATTGAAGCAGAAGAAAAAGAAAAACAAGATGTTTCTAATTTGTCTGTGGTTGAAATGAGAAAACAAGCCAGATTAAATAGTAAGGGTGCAGCTAAAGATGTTACATTTCCTTCTTTTTGGTCAAGTGATTATAATTATTATCATGTGGTAGACATTGCTAGATGGGGAGCTACTTCTGAATATTTAATAGGATTAGGATTAGAAGTAGAAATAATGCCTGATCATTTACAAGGTGGTTATCATGTTATTGTAGGTAAATCAAGAAGAAAGGGCTACTCATACAAAAATGGATGGGTAGCTGCAAATAATTATAATTGTATTGAAAATAGTGTTACTATTATTGGTGCTTTTGATAAGAAATATTTATATCCTGAAGGTACTATGCAAATGGCTAATAACTATGTAAACTTCTTTAATGAACATACAGGTTGGGCTAAAGCAAGAGATTTTGTAAATAAGGTGAGTCATAAAAGAGCTTCTTATGAAGAAAAAGATGAAAACAATATATCAGTTGAGAAAGGATATAAGTCTACTATTATGGCATTATCATTTGGAGATAATCCTGATGCTGCTATTGGTAAAGATGGTACTTTGGTTGAATTTGAAGAAGCTGGTAAATTTCCTAATTTAAAGGAAAGCTATATGAAAACTAAACCTGCTATGGAAGATGGTATTTATACTACAGGACAAATGTTCATTTTTGGTACAGGTGGAGATATGCAAAATGGTACTACTGACTTTGCAGAAATGTTTTATAATCCATTGCCATTTAAATTATTACCATTTAAAAATGTATGGGATAAAAATGTAAGTCTAAATTCCAAGTGTGGTTTCTTTGTTCCTGACTATTGGAATAAACCAGGATTTATTGATAGTGATGGTAATAGTGATAATAAAGGTGCAAAAGAATATGAAGAAGAAAAAAGAAAGAAATTAATAGCAGAAACATCAGGTGCAGAAGCATATAATGAATATACGCAACAATATCCATTTTGTTTTCATAAAGATACTATTGTTTCACATAATGATTTTGGTGCTATAAAATTAATAGATTATCCTGATGTAATCAATTCTGGAAATACAGAATTGTTTGAAATAATAACAGAAGGAAATAGAAAATTAAAATGTACAATTAATCATCCAATATGGGATTTGAAAACAAACACTTATAAACATTTAAAAGATTTTAATATTGGTGATGAATTAGAATTACAATCTTTTATATTTAATACAACAAATAAAAAAGTAACTATTAAAACAGAATTAGATATATTCAATACTGAAATTGTTATTACTTCTGAGTGGGCTTATTTTATAGGTATATTTATGGGTGATGGTTCTTATTATAAAGATACTGTAGAAATAGTATTTGATTATAAACAAAAAGATGTAGGAAAAAGAATATGTGAATTTATGGATAAAAATTTAGGTGGTTATCATATCAAAAAATATGAAAATCATTTTGTAATTATTAAAAGAAATAAATTATTCAAATATATCTTTAAAGGTTTAGATTTAATAAGACAATCACAAAAAGGACAATCATCATATAAAAGAAAAGTACATGTACCTGATTATATAAAATATGGAACTAAAGAAATTGTAAAATCATTTATTCAAGGAATTGTTGATAGTGATGGTTATGTGAGTGGTTTTAATCCTGTAAGAATTAATATAACATCTAAACATTTTAATTTTTTATCTGATATACAATTATTATTATCAGGATTTGGAATATATGAAAATATTAAAAGACAAGATAAAACTACAAATGGTTATAAATATGAAAGTTATACTATTGATTTATATTCATTTAATTTTTTATTATTTCAAAAAAATATAGGATTAGATTCTGAAAGAAAAGGAAATGAATTAAAAAGATATAGATCTAAAAGATTGGGTGCTGTAAAAAAGAAATATCCTATTGATAAAATCAAATCTATTACATCTATTGGATTTCATAATGTATATGATTTAACAACATCAGACCATGCTATAAATGCTAATGGTATTCATGTTCATAATAGTCCTGAAGAAGCATTCTTGCAAGTAACTGGAAATGAGTTTCCTGTAGAAGAATTAAGAAATAGATTAGCAACTGTAATTGAACAACAATTACATATTAAAAAGACACAAGCTGTTACATTATATAGGGATGCAGATACAGGTAAAGCAGCCATGAAACCTGATTTAAAAGCAAAATTAAGTCCCATTATTCATTACCCAATGAAACAAAAAGATAAAACAGGAGCAGTTGTAATTTTAGAACCACCTGTTGAAAATCCCCCATTAGGTTTATATAAAGCAGGTTATGACCCTTATAGACAAGACCAAAGTGAGGGTGTTTCATTAGGTGCATTTTATATTTATAAATCATCTAATGTATTTAGTTATACCAGAAATATATTAGTAGCTTGGTATATAGGTAGACCACAAACTTCTGATATGTATAATAGGAATGTTGAATTATTGGGAGAATTATATAATTTGGAAGTAATGCATGAGAATGAAGTAACTGAAGTAGTTAGTTATTTTAGAAAGAGAAAAAAATTACATTTATTGGCTTCTCAACCTGATGCAGTAATATCAAAGAATATTAAGAATAGTACTGTATCAAGGGTATATGGTATTCACATGAATGAAAAATTAAAAGATGCTGGGGAAAAGTATATTAAAATGTGGTTATTAACTGAAAGAGATACTGATGAAAATGGAATTAAAATATTAAATTTAGATACTATTACTGATATAGGGTTATTAGAAGAATTAATAAAGTATAATAGAAAAGGTAATTTTGATAGGGTAATGGGATTTATGATGATAATGTTTCAATTGGAAGAAGAAGAAGAAGGTAAAACTTATGGTAAAAATGATAAAACACAAATAGCACAACAAATATTAGAATTAGAATTATTCAATAGATAAAATGATACATCATGAAAACAGAAAAGATATTATCGCAATCAGAAAAAGATAGAAATAATAAACAATGGTATAAAGATACTTTGAATAGTTTAGAGTATAATGCTTTTTTTGGTGATACACCAAGTTTAGATAAAACAAGATTAAGAGTAAATTATAATCTGTTTAATGGTGAAATAGATGAAAGAGATTTTGAATATGTGTATAAACCATTAGGTGAAGATGTAGGTGATTTACCTGCTGATTTTTCTAATAAAGATATTATAAGTGGTAAGTTGAAAGTTCTACTTGGTATGGAACTTGAAAGACCTTTTGCTTGGAGAATAAATGCTGTTAATCCTGAAGCTACTACAAGGAAAGAAGAAGAAAAAATGAATAGGATAAGAGAATATGTTACTCAACAAATTATGTTACCTATTCAACAAAATATAGAAATGAAGTATGCTGAACAAATGAAAGGTAAAGAATTAACACCTGAAGAACAACAACAAATTCAGCAAACAATTGCTAATGAAATACAAGCACAAACACCACCAGAGATTGAACATTATATGAAAAGAAAACATCAAGATCCTGTTGAAGTAATGATGTCGCAAATATTTAATTATGTAGTTAAACAACAGAATATTGATGATAAATTTAATATAGGGTGGAAACATAGTACTATAGCAGCAGCTCAAATATATTGGTCTGGAATTATAAATGGTAAACCTGTAATGCAAGTTGTTAATCCAATGGATTTTGAATGTGATGATGTTTTAAATCAAGGATTTATAGAAGATGGAGAATGGGCAGGAGTAGAATTATGGCTACCACCATCTGAAGTAATAGCTATGTTTGAAGATTTAACTGATGAAGAAATAAAACAAATATATGATTTAGGTGATAATGGTTCACCTGATTTAGAATTTAATTTTAATAATTTTCAATCAAGAGCTGGTAAAGTAAGAATATTACATAGAGTTTGGAGAGCAATGAGAAAAATTGGTTTCTTAACTTATATTGATATGGAAACAGGACAACCAGAACAAAGACTTGTTGATGAAGGATATATATTGAATAAAGAAATGGGGGATATAGATATTCAATGGGAACAAATACCTGAAGTATATGAAGGTTATAAAATAGGTAGAGATATTTATAAAAGATTAAGACCTGTACCATCACAACCAAAAGATATGGATAATTTATATGATGTTAAATTACCATATACAGGTGGATTTGTTGATAATTTAAATGCACAACCAAGATCATTATTAGATAGAATTAAGGTATATCAGTATTATTATAATATTATAATGTACAGAATTGAAATGTTAATGAGTTCTGATAAAGGTAAATTATTATTATTAAATATGAATTTAATACCTAATAGTCAAGGTATTAATATGAAAAAATGGTTATATTATGCTGATAGTCTAAAGATTGGATTTATGAATCCATCTGAAGAAGGTAATAGAAAAGCAGGTAATGTAGATGTAGCAACAGCAGCTAAGGAAATTGATATGTCTTTAGTATCTGATATACAAAAATATATTGATTTAGCTGAATATATTGAAAGCAGAGCTGGACATACTATTGGTGTTACTAAAGAAATGGAAGGTAGAATTGGTCAATATCAAGCAGTTAAAAATACTGAGAATGCATTACAACAGGGTAGTTATATAGTAGAACCATATTTCAATTGGCATAATATTATTAAAAGGAATACTTTAACTTACTTTTTAGAATTATCAGCATTAGCTTATAGTACTAATGATATTGAAGTTATAGACCATATATTAGATGATTTTTCAAGAGAGATAATTAGAATAGATAAAAAGATGTTATCATTATCTAAATTTGGATTATTTGTTGCTAATAGTATGGATGCCATTAGAGTTAAAGAAGCTATTAATAATCTTGGTTTAACTGCAATGCAAAATCAAACTATTGATATGAGTGATATTGTTAAGATAATGAAAACTGATAGTATTACTGATGCAGAAGAACAATTAGAAGTAGCAGAAGAAAGAAAGAGAAAACAAGCTAATCAAATGGAACAGGAAAGAATGGCTCATGAAAAAGAAATACAACAAATGATGGAAGCTGAAGCTGAAAAACAACATAAGAGAGAAATTGAAAAAATAGTTATAAAAGAAGAAGAAAGAAGAAAAACTGAAATTCAAAAACAAACTATATTAGCTATGGGATTCAATGAGGATAAAGATATGAATGCTAATGGAATACCTGATGTATTAGAAGTAGCTAAACATGGATTAGATGTTGATTTAAAAACAAGAAAACAAGATTTAGATGAAGCTAAATTTGAACATCAAAAGAAAGTTGATTCAGATAAAAAAGAATTAGAAAATAAAAAATTAAAACAACAAGCAAGAAAACAAACAACTGCTAAATAAATAAACGGCTATTAACTTAAAAACATTAAATTACATATTGAAAATGTATTTTTGTAAATATTTAAACTTAAATTTGTGAAGATGAAGAAAAAAGAAGTAGAAAAATTATCAGATTTTAAATGGGATAATGTAGAATTTTTTGGTGATGAAACTGAAGTATTAGCACCAAATAAACCTGAAGAAGATGAATTAGAAGATCCACCTTTAGAATTTTTTAAAGATGACCCTGATAAAATTGATGATCCTGAAAAGGATAAAAAAGATAAAAAGGATGTAAAGGATAAAAAAGTTCCTAAAAAATCTGAAAAATCAAAAGAAGATTTAGAAGATAAAGATAAGGATAAAGATAAAAAGGAAAAAGAAGAGAAAGATATTACTTTCTTTGGAGAACCTGAAGATCCAAATGCACCATCAGATGATGATACTGATGATGAAAAGTTCTTTAATGTATTGGCAAAAGGGATGAAAGATAAAGGTGTTTTATCATCTGTTGAAATTCCAAAAGATACAGATTTAACAGAAGATGATTTTGTTAAATTGTATGAAGATGAAATTGATAATAGAATTAGTGAAACATTTGAAGGCTTTTTTGAAGAATTAGATAATGATGCAAAAGCATTTTTAAGACATAAAAGAGATGGTGGTAGTACACAAAGTTTTTTTAATGTATTAAAAGATTCTTCTAATATGCCAAAAGGTGATTTAGATGATATATCATTTCAAAAATTGGTAGCAAAACATTATCTTAAAACAGTTGAAGAACTTGATCCTGAAGATGTAGATGATAAAATTGAATGGTTAGAAGAAACAGGAAAATTGGAAAAATATTCTGAGAAATATGATAAAAAACTTAAAGCCATTGATGCTAAACAAAAGAAAACATTAGAAGCACAAAGAAAAGCAGATTTAAAAGCACAAGAAGATAGTGCTAAGGCTTTCATTAAAGATATAAAGACTACTCTTAAAGAAACAGATAATGTAATGAATTTTTCAATTACTAAATCTGATAAAAAAGAATTAGTAAATTATATTACTAAACCAGAAGTAAAAGTTGGTAAAAACAGATATGTTACTGGACTACAAGATGGTTTGAAAAAAATAATGAAAGATAATAAAAAATTAATTTTATTAGCTAAATTGATTAAAAGTGATTTTGATACGTCATCTATTGAAACTAAAGCTGAAACAAAGAAAACTATAGAAATGAAACAAAAGCTCAGTAGAGCAAAACAAAATAATAAACCTTCTACTTCCAAAAAAGGAACTAGAAGAAATCTATCAGATTTTTTTTAAATTAAAAACAAATAATTATGAGTCTATTGCAAAGTAATTTGGTCACAAAACAAATGCCCTGGCATGCAAATATGACAGAGATGAACCATTTAGGTGCAGCTCTTATTGCAAAACCAGCAGTATTTGAATCCAAGATGAACCAATTGTTTACTGCACATAGATATTCTGACAACCCATTAACTTCCAACCTTGTTGGATTGGGTAAGGAAGAAACTATTGGTAGTACTCAATGGGAATGGGAATTGAAAGGGGCTAATACCAGACCCCTTGTAATTGTTGAAAACCTTGAAGCTGGTAATGCTACACCAGGCAAGGGTAAACAAAATATCAAGGTTAAACTTGATGAAAATTGGTATCAACCAGGTGATGTTATTTTTCCTGGAACTTCCAATAAAAAGTATCAATGTAGGATTCAGGAAGAAGTAAGAAAATCAGGTTCAGGAACAATTTATATTATCAGACAAATGACTGATGATCCAAATGCTTTTGTACCTCCAGCATTATTTACTCCTGGACAACAATGGGGAAAACTATATTCTCAATATGAAGAAGCTGCTGAACAATCAGGTTCTACACAGTATAGTTTACCTATTGACTTTACCAATAGAATGGGTAGATACAGAAAAAAATATAAAGTTACTGGTGATGCCAGTGATGAAGTATTGGCTGTAAAACTTCAAGATTCTAATGGTAATTGGCATGATAGCTGGGTTAAATATGCAGAGGTTGAATATTGGCAACAATGGTACAGAGAACTTGAAAGAGGTTTCTGGTATTCAAGAAGTACTGATTCAGTATTAGGTGCTAATGGCAGACCTATTTTTAGTGGGCCTGGACTTCAGGAAATGCTTGAAGATTCACATATCCATAGATATAGTCATTTAACTGCAAAGTTGATTGAGGAATATTTAATGGATATTTTTTATTCTCGTATTAAACCTGGAACTAAAAGGAAAATCAAAGGATTTACTGGTGAATATGGAATGTTAATCTTCCATAGAGCTATTCAATCATGGGCTGAAAAAACTGGATTTATTCAGATTGTTCAGGATTTAACCATGAGTAAAACATCTTCTCCTTATAACTCTAATGCATTACAAGCTGGTTATCAATTTACCAAATATATCATGGCTAATGGTGCTGAATTAGAATTAGTACATAATCCATTATATGATGATAGAGAAATTAATTTTGAGATTGATCCTTTAACTGGTTATCCAGTAGAATCACAAAGAATTACTTTCCTTGACTTTAGTGGTGAAGGTCAAAATTCTAATGTAAGAATTATAAACAAGAAAAATGGTTACAAACTTGGTTATGTAGCTGGTTTATCTAATCCTTATGGACCTAATGATGGTAAATTAATGAGCCATTCTGGTAACTACTATGAAATGCATGTTGAAAAACAAGTAGGACTTCATGTAGAAGATATTACAAGATGTGGTGAAATGATTTTAACCAGAAACTAACATTCTACTTTATATGGGTTGTGTAAAAGCAACCCATATTTTTAAAATTGAAGATTAAATAAATGTTGAATTAAAAAAATAAAAAATGAGTTTAATTGAAGTAAGACCTATAGAGGTAAAAAAATGGCATGGTAAAAAAGGAAAAGAAACTTTTGCCAGACCTTTAGTGTTAGAAGCACTTTATGATACTAAAACAGGTGGATATGCCACAGGTTTAAATGATGATGAAATTAGAAAACAGTTAGAATCTAAATTGGGATTTGATTTATCAAATACTTATGATCCTGATAAACCACATCCATTTTGGAACTCTAAAGCAGGTGAAGTGAAATTAGAATATAGAACTACAATTTTTGATACTAAAAAAGCATTGGATTATGTTAAAGTATCTATACTTAAAGCAAGTAAATTTGTAGCTAATTCACAAAGAGAATTGGAACAGGGATTATTTCCTGATGCTTTATTTGTTATCTTTGATGAAAAAGAAGAAGCAACAATTAAAGCAAGTAAAATACAAAAGAAAAGAAAAGCTAATGCTTTAGCTACTGAAATGACAACAAGTGAAAAAGTAAATATTATTCAAATTTTGGCAGGAAAATCATTAAGAAAACAGAGTCAGGATTTTTTAGATGTTGAAATTGATAACTTGATTGAAGAAGATATAAACAGTTTCTTGAAATATGCAGAAATGGATAAGAAAGAAGTTTATGATAGAGCTTTAGTATTAGAAGCAATATATAAAAACATATTACAAAAAGAAGGTAGTGCTGTATTGTATATGGGTGATAGAATAGGATTTAATGTCGAAGAAGCAATTAAATATATTTCTAATCCCACTAATCAACAGTTAAAAGCAATGATACTTGAAAAATTAGGATAATGGCAACTATTAAAAATATGCATTATGATTTTAAACAGAAACTAAACAAATTGGATAGTAATGTTTATGTTGATTTAAAGATACCTGAAATAGATAGAATCTTAAATAGGGCTTTGAATTTGTATATTTTATTAGTGGCTAAACCAAGAGTGCAAAATTTAATATTGGGATTTGAAAAGATACAAAGAACTATTGATGATATTAGTCCTTTAATTGCAAATAATATTCCATTATCAGTTACACATTCTGTATCTTATTCCATAGCTCAGTTACCTGTAAAATATGCATATTATTTATCAACAGAAGAATTAATTGCAAATAAAGGTTCAATGAGTAAAAAATTAAAAGTTAAAGTTATAAAACATAATGATGAACATGCTCGTGATTATTTTTATGATTCTGATTTTGATTGGGGAACTTGTAATATAAGATTTTCCAAAGATGGAATAAAATTATTTACAGGTGGAGAATTTAATATAACATTGTTTGCAATAAATTATATAATGACACATCCTTATATTCATAATGCTGAAGATTTTGCATTAGGTAGTTATAAATTACCAGATGGAACTACTTTAACAGGACATGAGGATTGTATATTACCTGAAATAACACATGATGAAATTGTAGATTTAGCTGTATTATTAGCAACTAACAATTTACAATTAGTCAATGAATATCAAGCAAATAAAGATGTTTTAGGAATAAAACAATTACTAAGTAAATAATAATAATAACAATTAAAACTAAAAGTCATGAGTAAAAATAATGATGTATTTAAGGTAGTATTCCTACCTGAGAGAGCAGCTATAATTGATCCTGCTAAAAGGGTATCTGATTTAGCTAATGGAGAATGGGGTGTATTTGATTATGATACAGGCTTTGCAACACAAGTTACTGCAACAGCATTACCCAATAATTTTAAAATTGTATACAAAGGTGATGGTACTTTGGGAGAAGCAGGTTTCTTATATGAAAGTGCTGGTACACATATTCAAAAGTCAAGAATCAACTCTTATGTGAGAACCAATGATAAAGCTGCAACAGCAGAAGAATTAACATTGAGTGCTCTAAATGTTGAATCTGGACCTGATGCTATGAATTATGATTATGGTATCAAACTTGAATTTAGAGGTAATACAGATGTATATCAGAGATATGGTGCTAATCAGGCAACTAAAGTATTTATGGCAAATACATCATGTGTTGGTGATACTGTATCTTCAGATGATGCTGGTGCTGAAGTAGTTGCTCAATTTGTAGAGCAAATTGCACAAGATGGTGATAGATTTATTGGTATTGAAGTAGATGGCGGTAGTATGCCTAATGCTCCATTTACATTTGACCCTGAAACTCAGACATGGGTAGATGGTGCTTCTGCTGTAGTACCAATAGCTGATGTATTAGCAGAAATCAGAGCTATTACTGATTCTTCCACTTTGACAATGAAATTGACAATTAATACATTTTCAGAGATGTATTCATTCTGTAATGTAAATCCTAAATATTTTAAACAACGACAAATTAAAGCATTACCTTCAATTGTAGGTGGTACTTGTGTTTGGAGTAAATTTGAAATAACTGCTGATATGGGTTATCAAGTTGGTGCTGGTTATGATATTCAAGAAATTGAATATTTAGCACAAGGTTTTGGAGGTAATGGTAGTATATACAGACAATCTGGTTTACATGGATTACCATTCCAAAAGCAAGCATTTTTAGCTAATAGCTCTACTTTATATACTGTGGTAACATTAGAATATATGCAATTTTCTGTAGCTGGTTGGATGGAACATTTAAATAATGAAAGTACTTATTTCATTTTAGATGCTGTTCCTGCAACAACAACTGATTTTCCTGGACCAGTATTATTGAATATTGCAAAGAACGCACCTATTACACCTATTAGTGTGTAATTCGTATTATTTTTTTAATCTTCATTTCAAAAGGGGGAAGGAATTTATTTTCCCTACCCCTTTTTTTATTAACTTAGCAGACATGGATATAAAGAACGAATATTATAGATATATAGTAAAAGATAATGTATATACTATTGAAAATATACATGCTACATTGATTCTAAGATTTAGGTTAGTTAATGTAACTAAAAATATGGTTATTACACCAACTAAATTTATGCAACCTGATGATATAGAAACATTAGAAATTACTGATGAAGGTGTATATGTAGCAGAATTATTTACAGGAAATGGAGAAGAAAATATTAATATATATTATTATCCAATAACAAAAGAATTAGTTATTGATAATATGAAAGATATACTATGTGATTGTGATTCATTAGATTCTGTATGTGGTAATGGTGAAAGTCCAATTATAAAAAATAATAAAGAATTACAATTTTTATTTACATCTGTAAATTCTTATATAGATACTTTATTATCCCCAGATTATGTTAAAAATTATATGTGTTGTTTTGGTGAGTTAATAAAAGGAGATTATAGAATGATGTCATATTTATCTAACTCCTATGATGCTTTAAATAGTATAGGTAAATTACCAGATAACATTAATATTGTAAGATTATATACTTTATATAAATATATTCTATTGTATATAATTGAATTAGATTATGCAAGATTTGTTATAAAAGGTAATTCAATTATTCAACCACCTAATCCAATACCTGATGATCCAGGTAGAGATACAAGAGCATTGATAAATACTGATAGAGAAAGAATAGATAAATTATTTGAATTAGGATATATAGAATCTTGTACAAAAGATTTAAATGTGGATATGAAAACATTAATTAATTCATTTGATGAATGTTATCAAACATATTCATATAATGTTTGTATGAGTGGTATTAATCCTTGTCCTGGAAATTCAATGATATCTGGTCTTAAAATTAATGGTGTATTTAGAACACAAGGAGTTGGTGTACCAATAAATGTATCTATATTCCAATGGGATATAGATTCTGGTGTACCTGAAAATTTAGTAATAAATGATAGTGAAGGACAAATAGTTAATGAAGAAGTTAGTGGTACATCACATACATTAGATACATCAAAAACTTATGTACTAAATAGTGTAGGAGATATCACTTGGTCATTAAAAGGTGATAATACTAATCAAGCTGAATTAAATGTTAAATGGGTAGAAGTTATTTATAAAGGTAAATTAACTGATGAAAGATGGCCTACAGAAACAGAAGTATTAGCAGGTGATAAAATTATAAGAGATTTAACAGATAACCAATTTATATGGCAACCTGATACATTAATTACTGAAATAGCTTGGGTAGCAATACCTGTTTCAAGTGCTATAATGTTTACAGAATGGTTAGATTTAGCTACACAAACATCAGGACCAATATATGATGATGATAGTCTTAATTTTATGTTAAGACATGCTAATATTCAAGTAATTGATGGTGTAGATTGTTATCTTTATAGATTTGGTATGTTTACTCATTTTAATAACACTTTAAGATTATACTAATGGCTATAGAACATAATGAAGGCATATTGACTAAAACAAGGAAACCAACAGATATAAAATCTTATGTTGGTGATTCTCCTGAGTTTATGTATAAAACTAAAGAGGATATTCCAATACAATATAGATACCCTGGTATGATAGTACATGAGTATTTAAATAAAACATGGAAAGATTATAAATGGAATGAAATTACTAAAGAATGGAATTTAATATCAAATACTATTATGATATTAAATCATTTTGCTTATATTCAACCTAAAAATACTATTGAAGATTTTGCAAGAATAGAAATACCAAAACAATACAATATTAATAATGCAATTGTAACTGTTAATGGAATTTTATTAACACAAGATTCTTCTTCAATTTATAAAATATATAAATCAAAAAACAAAACGATATTAGAATTAGAATTTCCATTAGAAACTAATGATATTGTTGCTGTTATAAAATATTAATTATGGCTAAGAATAAGAGTTTTTCAAATTTATTGCGTGAAAATCTGAATTTAGAAGGATTTAAAGTTGAAAATATGACATCAAATTTTGGTGTAGCACATTCAGCAGGTAGTACAGTATATGATAAGACTGCAAAAAAAGTGTATACTATATTAAGAAATACAACACCAAAAGATACATTACTTGATTTATTTAATTCTAATGATTTAGCAACATTAAGTTCAACAGCTGCTGGTGGTATGACTACATGGATAGTAAAAGGTAAAGATTCTACTGGTGCTGATATAACAATTGATATTACTGAAAATGAATTAGTTGAATTTATAAGTGGTAAAAGTATAAATGTAGTTACTGAAATTAATACAAGTGGTGCTAAAATTGAAATAGGTATAAAAGATAACAGTATTGATGAAAGTTCATTAAAACTTAGTAATTCTCCAATAACATTTGCAGATGTACCTGTATGTTCTGATGGAGCAGGGGGATTTAGATATAATACATTACCTGCTGGATTAATGGATAACTTTGAATTTTGGAGTGATGGAGTAGGTATAACTATAGGTTCACATGATGTTGTAAATCTTATTGGTGGAGCTAATATAACATTAACAGGCACAGGTAGGGTAAATGGTGGAGTAGATATTGAAATAGCAGCTACAGGTGGTGGTACTGGTGGTATGACATCTTTTGATATTAAAGTTAATGCTGCAATTATCACAATAGATGATGGGGAACAAATAGAATTTGAAGGTTTTAGTCCTGTTGTAGTATTAGGATCAAATACAGGAACAGGGATAAAAATAAATGTTGGATTAGAAAATCATTCTATTAAAGAAGAATATTTAAAAGGTCTTGGTACTGGTGTAACTAATCAAGTATTAGCAAGTGATGGAGCAGAAGGTTTTACATGGATTAATAATAGTGGTGGTGGTGGAATGACTTCTTTTATTGCAAGAGTAAAAAGTATAGGTACAGATTTAGTAATTAATGATGGTGAAGTATTACAATTTTCACCTTATGGACCTATAGAATTACTTCCATCAGCTTTAGGTACAGGTGGTAATATAAATGTGGCTATAAAAGTAGATTCAATAGATGAACAATATTTAAAAGGTTTAGGTGTAGGCACATCAGGACAAATATTATCAAGTGATGGTGTTAGTGGATTCAAATGGATAAATAGTGGAGGTGGTGGAGGTATGACATCATTTGATTTAGAAGGTGATAATGGTATTATAGAAACTATTACAGATGGCAGAAAAATACATTTAAAAGGTTCAACAGGAATAGAGATTACTGTAGATACTGGTATATCTAATGAAGCATTAGCAGTAGTTGAAATAGAAGATAATAGCATAACTCAGGAAAAATTAAAATTACTTGGACATACATCACAAGTAAATATACCTGTGTGTTCTGATGGTAGTGGTGGATTTGTATATAGTTCTTTACCTGAAGGATTAATGGATCAATTTAAGTTTTGGACTAATGGAGCTGGTATGGATATTAATTCACAAGATGTAATTAATCTTATTGCTGGTACAAATATCACTTTAACAGGTACAGGTAGAGTAGGTGGAGGTATAGATGTTCAAATTGATGCTTCTGGAGGTAGTGGAGGTATGACTTCTTTTACAATGAAAGGGCCACCAAATGTTAGTGTACCAATGACAGATGGAGATGAATTTGAATTTGAAGCTATTGATCCTATATTATTAAATACATCAGTAGATTCTACAAATGGTGGTGGAGGTATGTTCATTAGTTTGAAAACTAATGCAATTACAGATTCATATTTAAAAGGTGGAAATGGTGGAGTATTAGACCAAATACTTGCAAGTGATGGGGCTGATGGATTTAAATGGATTAATAATACTTCATCTGGAATGACATCATTTGATGTAGTTGGAGCAGGATCACCTTTTACAATTATAGATGGTGAAGAACTTAAATTTACAGGATATGCCCCTATTGAAGTAATAATAACAAATACTGCATCAGGTGGAGAAGTAAAATATGGATTAAGTGCTAATGGTATTACTGTTACGCATATAAAAGGTGTTGGTTCTGGAACATTAAATGATGCATTAGTAAGTGATGGAGGTGATGGTTTTGCATGGAAAAGTAGTATCCATAGTTTAGAATTTGGTAGTGGTGCAGCACAACATCCATTAAGTGATGGAGATGTAATAAAAATTGAAGGATTTGGTGCTATTGATGTAATAGATTTTGGAACAGGATATGTTAAAGTAGCAATAAAAGATAATTCAATTGATGATGGTATGTTAAAAGGTGCTGGTTCTGGAAATGTAGGTAATTATTTAAAATCTGATGGTGCTGGTGGATTTTCATGGGATACTACAGTACATAATTTTGCTAAACCTGAACCAATATCACCAGATGAAGGTGATGTATACTTTGATGTAAATATAAAGAAATTAAGATGTTGGGATGGAACTCAATGGAATAATCTCTGGTAAAAATATAAGATAATAAAATAGATACTAAAAATATAAAATAAAAGTCATGGCTAAATTAAAATCTAAATATAGAACTAAAACAGGGAGATGTCATTGTATACCAAATAGTACAACACCACCTTTACCCCCAAGATTATTTGAAGTATTAGTAACATCACCTGCAATGTTTAGTGTACAGGATGTATTAGGTGGTACTATTACTATAGATGATAATCTAAATGGTACATTTACTATGTGGAGTTATGATCCAATTACTGCATTTAAATTTCATATTGGTAAAACTGATATTACAAGAGTAAGAGTTATTAAAGGTTTAACATTAACAACTTTTGATAGAACTTGTATGGGTATGATAAATATGACACATTTTATATGGAATGGGTTATCTAATATCACAGATGCAACTGGTGCATGGTATTCTTGTACATCTTTAACATCATTGACAGTAAATACAGGAAAAGTTACTGATTTCACTTTTGCATGGATGCGTTGTCAATCATTGACATCATTTCCAAATATTGATACAAGTAAAGGTACAAATTTTATAAATACTTGGGCAGATTGTAATTCTCTAACTTCTTTTCCTGCATTGGATTTCAGTAGTGGAACAACATTTGCTAATACATGGAGAGATTGTTCTTCATTAGTTTCATTCCCTGCTGTTGATATGAGTGTTGGTACAAATTTTAATCAAACATGGAGAAATTGTACAAGTATGACAACATTTGGTGCAGTAGATATATCTAGTGCAACAATGTTAGTAAGAACTTGGGAAGATTGTAGAGCATTAACAACATTCCCTGTACTTGATACAAGTAATGTTACTGATTTTAGTCATACTTGGGATAGTTGTGTATTATTAACTTCTTTCCCTCTATTAGATACAAGTAGTGGTGATGTATTTACAGGTACATGGAAAAATTGTGCAAGTTTAACTACTTTCCCATTAATTGATACAACAAGTGCTATTACTCTTATTGAAACATGGAGTAATTGTTCAAGTTTAACAAGTTTCCCATTAATTGATACAAGTGGTATAAATGATTTAAGTAATGCTTGGATGAATTGTTCAAGTTTAACTGTATTTCCATTAATAGATACAGCAAGTGTTACAAGTATAATTAATACTTGGTATGGATGTTCAGCATTAGAATCATTACCAGCTTTAGATACAAGTTCTGTATCAAAAATGAGTTTTGCTGTAGCTAATTGTACATTATTAGAATGTATGTCAGCATTAGATACTACATCATTAAGTGGTGCATTAGGTGATGCAGAAGGAGTATTTGAAAATTGTCCTGCTTTAATACAACCTTCAGCAACAGGTACATCTGTAAGAAATAATGATGATGCAGTAGCAGGTGGTACTTGGGTTAATTCAGGTCCTTGTCCCATTATAACTTATACTTTAGAAATATTAATTACATCTACATTAGCACCTACTGTAAAAAATGTAACAGGTGGTAGTATAGGAATTATAGATAATTTAAATGGTACATATACATTATGGAGTGGAGATGTAATTACACATTTTAAATTAGATGCTAATAAAATGGGTATTAGTGAAATAGAAGTAATTAAAGGTGATACATTAACATCATTAGCAGGTACATTTGAACTGTGTAGAAATATGACAACTTTTACTTGGCATGGAGCATGTAATTCTACTGATTTTAGTACTACTTGGAATTTATGTAATAATTTAACACCATTTCCAATAATAGATACAAGTAATGGTACTAACTTTCGTGCAATGTGTAATGAATGTACAAGTTTAACTACATTTCCTTTAATTGATACAAGTAATGCTGTTGATATAAGTAGTGCTTGGCGTGGTTGTACTAGTTTAACTGCATTCCCTGCACTTGATACTTCTAATGTTACTACTATGCATAGTAGTTGGGTTGAATGTACAAGTTTAACTTCATTTCCTGCAATTAATACAAGTAAAGTTACTGAGTTTATTAATACATGGGCATATTGTAATTCTTTAGAATGTTTAATTGAATTAGATACTACAGCAATTACAACAGACCAGACAATGACATTTGATCATTGTACAGCATTAGTAGCTCCTGACCAACCTACAAGAGATGCTTTAATGACAGTAGCAGGAAAAGGTACTTGGACTAATGCACATGCTTGTCCTCCATTACCTTATCCTATAATTACAGATTTTGGAGATGAAAGTCATGAAGATAATGAAACTAATGTTATTCTAACAGGAGTAACATTTGGTACTACTCAGGGTACAGGTCAAGTAATATTTGCTACTGAAGATACATGGGCAGCAGTAACAACTAAAGCTGTTCAAGTTATTAATTCTTGGAATAATACTTCAATTAATTTGAATATAACACCTTGTTCATTTGTTCCTGGTCCATTATATGTATATGTTACAAATGATGCTGGTCATACAAATGATACAGGTTATGCATTTGCAATTACAAGATTACCAAGAGTACTTGAAATTATATTAGAAACTACAGCAGCACCAACATTGATTGATGTTGTAGGTGGTACTATAAATATAATTGATAAATGTAATGGTACTTATGCATTGGAAAGTTTTGATCCAATTACTGAATTTAAAACAGATGGTAATGAAGATTTAATAACTAAAATTAATGGTATTAAAACTGATACATTAACAACTGGTTTTTCAATGTTCTCCAATTGTACAGGTTTAATAGAAGTAACAGCATTTGATACTTCTAATATGACATCAATGCATAATATGTTTATTAATTGTTCATCATTAACAACAATGCCAGCATCACTTGATACAGCTAAAGTTACTGTAACACAAAATATGTTTAATGGTTGTACAGTATTAGCTGCTGTACCATCACTTAATACAATTAATGTAATAAGTATGAATGGTATGTTCCATGAATGTAAAGCATTAACTACTATACCACCATTAGATATGAGTAATGTAACTATGTCTGATGGTATGTTCTTTGGTTGTTCTAATATTACTACAGTACCAGCTATGAATATGACTAAAGTTGAAATAGCAAGAAATATGTTTAAAGGATGTACATTATTAGAATATATACCTGCAATACAACCTTTAAATGTATATGATATGTATGGTATGTTTGAAAATTGTACTTCTTTAACTTGTTTAACAGAATTTAATACTACTGCTGTAACTGATGGTAATAATACATTCCTTAATTGTCCATTATTAGCACATCCAGCACCTACAGGTTCATCAATCAGAAATGGAGATAATGCTGTACAAGCTGGTAATTGGATTAATTCAAGTCCTTGCCCTGTATTACCTTATCTCTTAGAAATATTAGTTACATCTCCTACTGAACCTGGAACTACAGATGTAGTAGGTGGTACTATTACTGCAATAGATAATTTGAATGGCACATTTACATTATGGAGTACTGATACTATTACTTCATTCAAATTTGGTGCTAATAAAACTGACATAACAACAATTGAAGGTGTTATAACAAATACATTAGAAGGTATAGATAATACATTTAATGGTTGTACTGGATTAACAAGTATAGTAACATTTGATATATCAAATGTAATAACAGCTATTAGTGCATTTGGTGGTTGTACATCATTAATAACATTACCAGCATTAAATACTGTTAATATAACTGATATGACAAGTATGTTTGAAGGATGTATTAAATTACAATGTTTAATGGGATTTGATACAACTAATGCTGTAAATGTAACAAATGTATTTTTAAATTGCCCAGCATTAGTAGCACCTTCAACCACAGGTACACCAATTAGAAATGGAAGTGATGCTGTAGCTGGTGGAGGTAATTGGGCAAATGTAAATGCTTGTCCATTGTTACCATTAGAATCTTATCCTGATTGGGATTTAATTCTTGGTACAACACCAAGTCCTACAGAATATTGTGTGGCAACAGATACTATTTATAATAGTGCTATTTTAACATCATTAGATTTATTCTTTTTCTCTAATGGAGGAACTTTAGTAGAAGATGTTGATATACAATCTATAATTCTTTATGAAGGTACAGATATGACTTATGGTTCATATTTTATGGCTAAAGGTCTTGATGCTGATAATTTTGTAGGTATTACATCTTATAATAATCAAGTAATGTTATATGAAGTATCTGGTGGTAGTTGGAATGATTTAGGTATTGGAATACCAGTTGCAGGAACTTTAGGTAAGAGAATAAGATTTAAAACTGTTGGTGATCAAGCAAGTTTATATGTTGCTAATGATGGTGATCCTATTGATGATGGATTAGTAGGTACAGCTACTTATACTGTTGCAGTACAAAGTTATCCTGGTATAGTATTAAGAGAACATCCAACAGTAGAAGCATTATTTAAAAATTGGAGTTTAACTGTACTTGCTTCAAGAACATTAGATATATTAGTTACATCACCTACTCCACCTACTGTGAAAGATACTGTTGGTGGTACTGTAACTGTTACTGATAATGGTGGTGGTACTTATAGTATTTGGAGTTCAGATACAATTACCCATTTTAAAATAGATAGTGGTGCTGATATTACTGAAATTGAAGGTATTAAAACTGATACTTTAACTGATATGACAGAAATGTTTGCACATTGTATATTATTAACAACGGTAACAGCATTTGATACTTCTAATGTAACTACAATGGAAAAAGCATTTATGAGTTCTAAAATAACTACAATGCCTGTATTTAATACGACTAATGTACTTAATATGAATCAAATGTTTGCAGGTTGTACATCATTAAGTACAATACCATTATTTGATACAGTTAATGTAACTGATATGGCTGATATGTTTAATAATTGTGGAAATTTTGATACGATGCCTTTATTAGATACAAGTAGTGTAACTACTATGGCTCGCATGTTTAGTAGTACAATAATAACAACAATACCATTATTAAATACCAGTAATGTAACTAATATGCAAAGTATGTTTAGATTTTGCAGTTTATTAATAGATATTCCATTATTAGATACATCAAGTGTAGAAGGAATGATTGGAATGTTTGATGGATGTACAACATTAACAACAATTCCTTTATTAGATATGAGTAATGTTACTCAAATTGAATTTATGTTCAATGATTGTAGCAATTTAGAATCATTACCTGCTTTAATTACATCTTCTGTACATAATTTTAATAGTGCTTATAAAAATTGTTCAGTTTTAACATGTTTAACAGTTCTTGATACAACTTCTATAGTATCAGATCAAACAGATGTATTTGTTGGATGTACAGCATTAGTAGCTCCAGATGTAGCAACCAGAGATGCATTAATGTTAGTTGCTACTAAAGGAACATGGACTAATCCTAATACTTGTCCTTATAACCCATTACCTATTATTACTGACTTTGGAGATGAGGATCATCTTGTAAATGAAACTAATGTAGTATTGACTGGTACAGATTTTGAAACAACACAGGGAGTTGGTAAAGTATTATTTGCAGCAGAAGATACTTGGGCTGCTGTAACAACAACTGTAGAACAAACTATTAATACTTGGGGTGATACTTCAATTGATTTAAGTATTGTACAAGGAGCATTAACTACTGGACCGTTATATGTATATGTAACCAATAACACAGGTAATACTAATACCACAGGTTATGCATTTACATTAACTGCATTACCTATAATACCTGCAATAACAGATTTTGGAGATGAAGATCACAAAACTGATGAAACAGGTGTTATTTTAACAGGAACAGATTTTGAAGCAGTACAAGGAACAGGTAAAGTATTATTTGCTATTGAAGATACATGGGGTGCTATCACTACAACTGTAGAACAAACAATAGTTTCTTGGACTGATACATCTATAGAATTAGATATTGTACCAGGAACATTGCCAACAGGAACTTTATATGTATATGTAACTAATAATGATGGAAATACAAATCCAAATGGTTATATGTTTACATTAACACCTGCAATAAAATTATTAGATATATTAATAACTACACCTGCTGCACCAACAGTTAGAGATGTTGTTGGTGGTACTATAGATGTAATTGATAATGGTAGTGGTACATATACTTTAGAAAGTCATGATGCGATTACACATTTTAAATTAGATGCTAATGTAGATGTCATTACTAAAATTGAAGTAATTGATGGTCATACATTAACAGAACTAAATGAAACATTTGTAAATGGTTATGTACTTACAGAATTTATATGGTCTGGTGCTGTATGTCATGTTATTAGTATGGAACTTGCTTTTAGAAATTGTAATGCTTTAACAACATTTACAATGGATACAAGTAGTGTAGAAAATATGGGTGGTATATTTGGTCATTGTAGAGGATTAACTACTGTACCTACTCTTAATACTTCAAATACAACCAATTTACAATTTGCTTTCTTTGGATGTACAGGATTAACTTCATTTCCTACAATGGATATGTCTAAAGTTATTAATTTTAGTCATACATGGAATGGATGTACAAATTTAAAATGTTTAACAAATTTAGATACTTCTGCAATTGTAACAGACCAAATAGATGTTTTTGTAGATTGTCCAGCATTAGTTGCACCTGATACAACAACAAGGGATGCCTTAATGACTGTAACAGGTAAAGGTGTATGGACTAACCCAAATACTTGTCCTTATATTCCATTACCTGTTATTACTGATTTTGGTGATGAAGATCATGAAACTGGTGAAACTAATGTAATATTAACAGGAATAGATTTTGAAACTATTCAAGGTGCTGGACAAGTATTATTTGCTGCTGAAAGTACTTGGGCTACTACTACTACAACAGTATCACAGACTATTAATAGTTGGAGTGATACTTCGATAGATTTAACTATAGTTCAAGGAGCATTAGCTTTAGGAACATTATATGTATATGTAACAAATAATACAGGTAACACTAATGCTACAGGTTATGCATTTACATTAAGTACTATAGTATATGCATTTGAAATGTTAGTTACTTCACCAATTACACCAACAATATCAGGAGTAAGTGGTGGTACAATAGATATTGTTGATAATACAAATGGTACATTTACTTTAAAAAGTAGTGATCCTATTACTAGACTTAGATTTGATAGTAATGGTGATATTACTAAAGTTGAAGGTATATCTACTAATACTTTAACATCATGTAAAGATTTATTTGATGGTTGTGCTGCTTTAACAGAAATAATTGGATTAGATGTATCTAATGCAACAAATATAGGAAGTATGTGTAGTATATGTAATTCATTAATATCTGCTGAAATATTAAATACATCTAATGCAGAAGATATGCAATATGCTTTTTTTGGTTGTACTGCTTTAACCACTTTATCACCATTAACTACAGATAAGGTAACTAATATAAATAATATGTTTAACACTTGTTCTAATTTAACTTCTATATCATTTACAGATACACCTGAATTAACTGATATGACAAATGCATTTAGAAATTGTACTGGTTTAACAGCATTACCAACATTAAATACTTCAAAAGTACAATTGATGGGTGGAGCATTTTATGAATGTGAGAATTTAACTAATATACAAACTTTAGATACAAATCTTGTTACTGATTTATCTGAAACATTTTATAAATGTAGGAAATTAACAAATATATCATTAACTACTACAAATAATATGAATAATATGTTTAATGCATTTAATGGTTGTACTGCTTTAGAAAATATATCACCATTAAATACAGGTAATGTTACTAATTTTGGAAATGTATTTAGAAATTGTACTTCTTTAGAATGTTTAAATCAATTAGATACAAGTGCGATTACAGTAGACCAAATTGATGCATTTTATAATTGTACATCATTAATAGAACCAGATGCAATAATGAGAGATGGATTAATGACTGTTACACGCAAAGGAAGTTGGACTAATCCAGGAGCTTGTCCTATTGTTTATAAAAATTCTGAAACATTAATTACTGCTTCTGCTGCATTTACTGTTAAAGATGTAATTGGTGGTACTTTAACAATTGATGATTTAGGTAATGGTACATTTAAAGTATGGAGTGATGGTAATATTACATCATTTAAAATTGATACTGGCAAAGAATATATTACTAGAATTCAATTATTATCAGCAGCAACATTAACTAATTTAGATGGAGCATTTGCTAATTGTACTGCTTTAGAATATTTCTTATTTGATGGTGAATGTAATGTTACAAGTATGATTTCAACATTTACAGGATGTACATCATTAGTTGATTTAAATATTTCAAATGCTGGAAGTATAACTAATTTCACAGGTACTTGGAGTGGTTGTACTACATTGACTGAATTTCCTGCATTAGATTTCTCAGGTGCTACAACACTTGATTATACTTGGGAAGGATGTACTGCATTAACTGGATTTCCTGCTATTGATACATCATCTGTAACAAGTTTAACTGGTACATGGAAAGATTGTTCATCAATGCTTTCTCATGGTGGTATAATTGCTGATAATGCAGAATATGTAATAGATACTTGGAAAAATTGTTTTGCTCTTATTTGTATTGGTGGAACATTAAATTTCAGTAGTTTAGTTGATGGTACAAGTGCTTTCTTTGATTGTGATGATTTAGTAGAACCTATAATATCAGGAACACCTGTAAGAGTTGGTAATAATGCGACAAATGGTACTTGGACTAATGCTGGTACTTGTCCATAAAAAATTGGAAATTATGATTTTATTATTGGAAAATGATATAATTAATACTATAGCTGCTGATAAGATTGGAGCAATTGGATTGTTCATACTCTTATTAGTAGCTATGATATTCATCTTTTGTTATAAAACTTATAACAATATGAAAAGAAAAAAATAATATTATATTTGTTAAATAAATTAAGATGATAGACAAAAGATTAAAATTATTACGAATTATTGATAGATTAGGTATTGAACATGCTTTTAAATTAAGAGAAATAAAAGGAAGTTATCAATATGAATATGTTACTGCATTAGGTCAAGATAGCATTAATGATGGATTAGCTGGTGATTATTATTGGGATGAAAATTCATTAGAAGATGATAATAGACTTACTGTATTAAAACCTGATGCTATTAATAATGACAAACCTGGAAGATGGATAAGAGTTAAAATACCAATTACTAATAAAAGATTGCATATTGAAAGTGAAATTCTTTATAAAAAGAATATTAATATTATTAAAAATGCAATAAAAAAAGAACCATTTGAAATTCCAGATGCATTATTTAAAAATTATGATTATAAAAATTCTTATATCTTCAATGGAAATGCAAGAACTTCTATACTCACAAATACTGTTATGTCATCATTATCTACAGGATTTACTTTTAATGCATCTAAAGGTATTATAACTAATACTACAGGTAAATCAATAGTAGTTAATATAGATATAATTATCAATGGTCATATAAAATCAATGCATTATCATAATGTTATTAAAAGTATTGATGTTATATTAAAAATTAATAATTCTCATACTATTATAACACCTGTAAATGAATTGATACAAGAGTCTGGAAATTGTGTACACATTAAAGAAAAAGTAAAATTAGAACCTAATGATAAAATACAAATGTTTATTGAGCCTAAATTAATTAGTGATAATGGTCAAACAATTATGTATTTGTCAAAATTGAATATTACTATAAAAGAATAATTATGAAGATAGGAGAAGTAATAGCAAGAGTACAATCACTATATTCAAAAGGTGTATCATCTGATGATTCAAGATTATCAGATAAACATATCTATAATAAATTATTAACAGTTAGAAGTAAACTACTAATTGAAGATGATAGAAAATATAGAACTGCTGATGAATTAGTTACTCAATCATTATATGTAGATTTGGTTAAGTCTAAACAATTACCTTGTGGTGGATTAACTAAATGTACATCAATGATTTCTAAAAATGAAATACCTGTATTTATATCCAATAGCAAAACAAATTTATTAGATGTATATTCTGAAAATATGTTAATTCATTTTAATAGAATAACTCAAATGGATGTTAGAAGATTAGCTGGAAGTAGATATGGTAGAAAAGCTGAATATTATTTCTTTGATGAAAGAAAATTAGTAGTATTAAACTCCAAAATCAAAAGATTAATTATTGATACTATTTGGGAAGATCCTATTAAAATTTATAGACTTACTGAAGAATGTTTAGGATTACCTTATGTTGATAATAAAGAAATTGATTTTTATACTCCAGCTAATTTAATTGACACTATTGTAGGATTTACAACTGAAGAATTAATAGCTAACTTTATGAAAATGAAAGAAGATGAAAATAATAACTCAAACGAAGATTAAAAATGCCAAAATATAAGAGAAGAAAAACATTATTAACATTAGTTACAAGTTATGAAGATTGTAAAGTAGATGTTACAAAAAAAGAATACTTAGAAATTGTTGAAGGATTTATGAAATTCATAATGAAAAAAGTATTTGAAGGAAAAGAAGTTATGCTTCCAATGAGTGTTGGATCATTAATGGTAGTTGGGCATAAAAATAAAATAGTATTTGATGAACAACAACAACAATTAAAAGGTGCACCTGTTGATTGGGTATCAACTAAAAAATTATGGGCTATTAATGAAGAAGCAAGAAAGAATAAAATAAGAATTTTATTCTTTAATGAACATTCAAATGGTATATCATATAAAATAAAATGGTTAAAAGGATATGGTAATATGACAAATAAAAGTATTTATCTTTACAAACCAACAAGAGCAAATAAAAGAAAGTTTGGACAATTAATAAAAAATGGTAAAGAATATAAAATATCACAAAGGTCTTTTGAATTTTACAGAACTAATAAAAAATAAATTATGGAATTTACATCAATAGATAGAATATTCAATATGGTGGCAAGAGATTTACCACACATTAAAATTAATGATATTGATATAGTAGAATGGACAGGTGATGCTTTGCAATTTATAAATGCAATAAGAGCAAAAGAAGAAGCAGTTGCTTTTATAAAAGTAAGTAATTATCAATGTGATTTACCTGCTAATTTGCATAATATTATACAAATAGCAAAGAATACTAAAGTTGATGATGGTGGTGCTAAAGTTATTAAATCTCAGGAAGATGAAACATTTAATACTCCTGATTATCCTGTATGTATTGATTGTGAAGGAAAACCTTATGATGAAACAAGAGTTGCATATTATAGACCATACTATGATTTAAAATATGAATATCAAGCATGGATGGCAATGGATTCTTATGAAAGATGTTATGAACCTGTAAGATTATCTAATCATCATTTTTTTAATACATTAGTTTGTTCTGAAAATGGTACTGATTGTGGTATAGATGGAGAATTATATCATACAAAAAAATGGGAATATAATATTATAATGGGTAAAGTATTAAGATTTAATTTTGAAAAAGGATTAATTGCTATAGCTTATGAAAGAAATCCTCATGATGAAGATGGTTTACCTTTGATTCCTGATGACATTTCCTATACTACAGCTATTATATCATATATACAAATGAAGTATGCTAAGAGAGAATTTATGGCAGCTAAACAAGGTGCAGAAGGAAGATATAGAGTAGCATTAGATGATTGGACATGGTATGTAAAACAAGCAAGTAATAAGTCATTAATACCTAATGGTGTTGATGAAATGGAAGATTTAGTTAATCAACAGAAAAGACTTATACCAAGAAGAAATCTTTATGATAACTATTTTGGTAATGCTAATAATAGAGAAATTAAAAATATATTAACAAATAGACAAACAAAAAATGTCAAAATTGGATAGTTCTATACAGAAATTAATAGGTGGCATTAATACTGATGTATCACCAAATGATCAACCTGAAGGTACTTATAGGTTTGCATTAAACTGTGTGAATCAATCTGATACAGGTGATATTGGTAATTTAATTACTGAACAAGGTAATATATTATTCAAAAGTACAAAATTGAATGTAAGACCTTATGGATATACTTCAATTGAAATACCATTTTCTATAATAGGTAGTATATATATTGGTGATGATGAACATGCAATATTTGGTGTAACTGCTAATGGAAGTGATAGTTTTATAGGTATTTTAAACAAAAATATAACAATATCTCTATATGATAGAGGAAATAAAAATTTAAAATTTAGTATTGAACATCAAATTACAGGTGAATATAGATTAAGAAATGGATGTGAAAAAACTATATATTGGGTAGATGGTGTAAATTCAATAAGAAGTTTAAATTTTAGTGAAAATTATAATAGTGATGCTTATAATCAATGGCTTGAAGATTATAATGAATGGTTAGAAAATCAAACTTTACCATTACCACCTTATGTTGATAATGAAATTAATTATATAAAATTAAAATTAATAAAACATTCAGAAAAAGTACCAACATTTGAGAATATAGAAGTAGTATCTGGTGGTAATTTAAAATCAGGAACTTATAATTTTGCAATTAAATATGTAGATGACAATGGAAATGATACAGTATGGTTATCTACTTCTCAATTAGTATCAATTTATAAAAGTAGTACAACAGGAAGTAATTATGATGGTATTGTTGGTTCTATAAATGATACAGGTGATGGAGAAAATGTTGAAAATGTAGCTTTTGGTGAAACACCAGCTAATAAAAGAATTGAATTAACAATTGATAATTTAGATGAAAGTTATCCATTTTATAGAATTGGTGTAATTGAAGCAACATCTGATGTTGGTACACCAACAAGAGTATTAGAATCTACAAATCAATTAATTAAGAATAAAATATTTGTACATGATGGTAATGAATCAAAATATACAGTATTACCTGTAGAAGATTTAATATCTGATGTTGCAAATATAGATGCAGCACAACATATTGAACAAATAGAAGATAGATTAATTATAGCAAATACAAAAAATAATACTAAAGATTATTGTAGTTTACAAAGATTTGCATCATTAATAACTTCTGAATATGTAGTTGATGAAATTGAAACTTATAATGCTTCACAAGTAGGAGATTCAAAAAATCCTAAATCTTATTTTGAAAAAATAAGTTATATGGGTGGAGAAGTTTATGCTTTTGGTATTGTATATATATTTGAAGATGGTACTCAATCTCCTGCTTATCATATTCCAGGTAGACCTGAAACACCTGATGGTATAGATAGAACACTTGTTGGACCTGATAATAGAACTGCTCATATTGATGATATGACACCAATAGAAGCATGGAGAATATATGATACTGCTTCAGGTTCTTATGTAAGACCAATGGGTAATTTAATGGCATTTTGGGAAATGTCTACTGGAGAATATGATCCAAAAGAAACTTGTGATGATGAAGATTATTGGGGTATAGATGGATATGATTATAGTGGACAATCTTTAACAGGACAAAAAATAAGACATCATAGATTTCCAAATAGAGTTACAATACCACATCATGAATCTGTAGGAACAATAACAACACAAAGAAATACTATTATAAAAATAACTTTAGATTGGTTATTTAAAACACCAGGAGGAGAATTATATGACCGAAGTTATGTTGTTGTTTATGATGTTGAAACAGATCCAATAAATGATCCAGGGGTAATAGAAACAAAAACTATTCAACAATATATAACAAAAGAATATATTAATGATCCAAGTAATCCAGATCATTTTTATTCAATAGTTGTAGAAGGAACTGTAAAAGGTGCTTATGTTGTACCAAATCATAATGGTCAGCCAAATCCTATATATCCTTTTTTAAAACATTATAGTATTAACGATTTAGATGATGGTATACCAGCAACAAAAACAGTTTTAGATCCTGTACAACCATATTGGTTAGAAGTTGCTTATGGTAGACAAACTGTCCCAAATGAATATGGAACATTAAATTTACTTGGAATAAAATTTGATAATATACAATTACCTGATGGTGTTTCAGGTTATAGAATAGTTAGAGCTGAAAGAGATAATTTTAATAGAACTGTATTAGCAAAAGGTTATTCAGGTGTTACAAAAAAAGTTGGTGATTATATGGGTTTTGCAAGAATGATAGAACCATATTGTCATCCTTCAAATGCTAATCCACCAGATCACATGTTTGATTCATTTAATAAATATATATTAACACCTGAATCATTATTTGAAAATAAAGAACCAGAACCATCTTATGTAAAAGTTGAAAGAGTTTATGAAATAACAGGAAGTAGAAATGAAGGTGCTTTTACTGATGTTTATCAAAATATAAATGATGAAAGTACAGGATTTATAGCTGATAGTGATGGATATGATTGGGTTGGAACTTTTAGTTATATAAAAGTAGCAACTGTAAATAATACATTTCCATTAACAGGTGGTGATGATAAAAATACAGCAGTATTAGATGTTAATTATTTATTATATACATCATCAAAGAGTGGATATGATATAAGTATTGATCCATCAAAACCTGATATAAAAAAATTATATAATGGTTCAATGGATAATAAAGTTGGTATATTTAAAATGCATAATGAATATAAAGCTAAAATAAATAATCCAACTGACCCTTCTTGGGGTGATATTGTACCAAGTACAAGAACTAAAAAAATATATTATACATCATTATTAAGAGAAATAGATGTACATCCTATATTAGATAATATTGAATATTTTCAAACTAAAAATAATATTCAAACAGGGACATCAAATACTAATTTTGGTGGAGATACATTTATTTCACATTTTTATTTAACAAATACAACATATCAAGGTTTTACACAAGCAGAAAGAATATTAGATTTTGTAGCAAAAGCATTAATTGTAGTAGTTGGTGCTATAATAGCTGTAGCAGGTGTAATATTTACAGGTGGTACTGTAACTATTGCTGTTGGTATTGCAATAGGAGCAATAATAGCAGGAGCTTCAGCAAGTATTATACAAGCTGGATATGAAGAATTTTTTGATGACTATGCATTAAATGGTTTGGATAAATTAATATTTGATTGCTCTGTAGACCATACTAAAAATGATGTAGATGATACTTTTTATAATTCAATGGAACATATATATGGTATGTTTGTTGAAAGTGATATAAATGTATCATTAAGACAAGATGCTGATATTGATGCACCTGGAATACTTACAGCTCATACTCATGCAGCAACAAAAGAACACATGGTAAATAAATGTTTAAGTTGGGATGATGCACAATCAGCATATAAATATTATAGTATAATATCACCAAATATTTATAAAGTAAATAAAGATTATGGCAGAATGAATAAAGAAAAAGTGTGGTTTAGTTTACCATATACTTATGATTGTTGTTCTGATTGTAGAGAAGAATTTCCAAATAGAATATATTATTCTGAAAAAAGTTTTATTGAAGAAAGATTTGATAATTTTTCAAAATTTAAAGCATTAAATTATATAACAATTCCTGGTGAACATGGTGAAATAACAAATATATTTGCTATAAATAATGCATTTTTTGCACATACTAAAAATAATTTATGGTTTATTCCTGAAAATATTCAAGAAAGAGTAACTGGTGATATTGTATCACTTATTGGAACAGGGGGATTTTTTGGAGCTACACCAAGAAAAATAATAGATTCTGATATTGGTGCAGCAGGTAGTACACAGAAATTTGCTACAATTAAAACACCAATAGGTGTATTCTTTGTAGACCATATTGAAGGAGTTATATATTTATTAGGTTTTAGTTCACAAGCTGGTACTAAATTAGATAGATTATCTGATAAAGGAATTAGTAAATGGTTTATTAAAAATTCTAAATTTAAACTTGAAAATCAAATGTATGACAATTTTGGTATTACATATAAACCAAGAAGTAATCCTGCTAATCCTAATGGTATAGGTTATCATAGTGTATATGATTATAAAAATCAAAGATTTATCTTAACAAAAAAAGATAAATATTTATCACAATCTACAATATCAACTATGTATATAATAGATGATGATGCTATAGAAGTTGATGAATTTATGAAACCATATATACCATGTAATACATCACATATTGAAAAACTTGTATTTAATAAAGCAGATAATAAATTTTATCATACTATTTGTAAAAAAATGCCAGGTGTTCCTCAATATTTTTTAGCAATAAGTAATTTTGATAATTATACAACATTAGATTCATTTATGGAAAAAGATAATTGGACTATTTCATTCTCTAATGGATGGACAAGTTTTCATAATTATTATCCAGATTTATATATACATTCAAATAAAAAATTATTTAGTGTATTAAATAATGAATATGAAATATGGAAACATAATATACAAGATACATATTTGAATTTTTATGGACATCAATTTCCATTTATTATTGATTATGTAGCATTTAAAGATCCATTAAGTACTACAATATATGATAATATTATATTACAAACATCTGCATATAGAAATGGAATAGAAAGAAAATATGTTACCTTTAATAAAATGATTGTATATAATGATAGGCAATCTTCAGGTGAACTTATTTTAGAAGCTGCTGATAGTAGACCAGATGCAGATTATATGATGCAGACAGTAAAAAATGTACCTGGAACACTAAAAATTAGAAAAGAAGATAGAGATTGGTTTATTAATGGATTTAGAGATTATGTTATAAGATATGATGAACCATTATTTTTACCAAATGATAATAATTTAGTATTCATGGATAAGATTGTAAATCAAAATGTTATAGATTTTAATAAATCTTGGGAGAGTCAAGAAAGGTTTAAAGATAAATATTTAAGAATTAGACTTATCTTTGATAATAAAATTGATACTAAGTTAATTAGTAGATATAATATTGAATCTGAACAAAATACTAATATTTAAAATTAGAAATTATGATGACTAAAGATGATAAACAAGCATTTTATAATAAATATTATCCTATACTTCAAAAAAAATTAGAAGGAACAGGTATATTTCCTGAAGTTGCTATGTCCCAAATGATTTTAGAATCAAATTGGGGTAAATCTAAGAGTGCTAAAAATAATAATTTTTTTGGCATAAAAGGTACTAATGAATTATCTAAAGTATATAAAACCAAAGAACAAGGAGAAGATGGATTAGAAAGTACTGAAGATTCATTCAATGGGTACGCATCATTTGAAGATGCTGTAGATGGTTATATTAATTTTCTTAGTACTAAGAGATATAATGATGTTGTATCAGCAGATACACCTGAAGCACAAATACAAGCATTAAAAGATGCTGGTTATGCTACTGATGCTAATTATGTACCATTGGTAACTGGTATATTAAATTCTAATGTTAGAAATGAATATATAGAAAATGAAAAATCTGGTTATGCTGGTATGAATAGTGATATAGATGAAGTTGAAACAGATAATAATACAGAAGGTACAAATAGTGATTCAGATGAAGTTGAAGTTACAGCAGATAATAATACAACAAATAATAATACAACAAATAATAATACAAAAGATAATAATACATCAAATCCTGAAACAACTAGAGATGACGATATATATAAAATTGTAGATTTGGATGAAGTAGAAATAACAGCTGATGATCCTAATAAACATAAAAAACGTGGATAACCAAATGACTGTTGATAATCCTCCTATGAGTTATGATAATCTTGAAAACCAAGAAGAGATTGATGCACTTGATAGAGAACAAGAAGCAGAACAAATGGGTTATGCAGAAGAATACATGGATAAAATTAATAGAGAATATGACTATGAAACGGAATTTAAGGCATTAGGTGATGAAATGGATGCTGTAGGTGAAAATCCATTTGTATCAGATGAACTTTATAATAAATGGTATACTGAAAAGATGGCACAAATAAATACTGATAGATCAAAGGCAATAAGTGATGCTAACAGTTCAAAAATGGGACAATTAGGTAATACTGTTGGTGCTGTCAGTGGAGCTTTAGGTAATATTGCTAATTTAGCATTAACTTTAAGTAGTGATGAAAAAGTAACAAAAAATCCTTTTGCTAATTATGCTACTGATGCTATAAATAAAATTGCTGAAATGAAGAATTTTGCATCTGGTTTAAGAGATTTACAAATGCAAGATGTAACATTAGCTAAAAATACTGCAAGAGCAAATAATAGAAATTCTGCCAGAGGTGTTAATGATTTAAGAGCTTTAGATATGGGAACTTTTGTTGGTGGTATGGGTGAACAAAGAAAAATTAACCAAAATTATCAACAAACAATGATGGGTATTGCAGACAAAGAAGCTAATGCTTTATTAGATAGAGATAGAAATGTAATGGCAGGACAAGAAAGAACTAATCTAATAAATCAACAAAATAGAGATGCTTATAGAAGTGAAATGTGAAATGTCTAATTCTCTAATGGATATGACAAACTTTGGAAAAGAATTAGGTAGAGATATAAATAGAACTGAGAGTGATAATTATGCTGCGTATTTATATGGGAACTCTAAATATGGTGATTTTGGTGATAAATTTAGAGAAAATTATATGAAATCACAGATGGATTTTAGAAGAAATAGAAATGGACACAGATAAAAATTTAAAATAATGGGAAGATTTTATAAATCAGCAAGGCCTAAAGATATTGATTATATTTTTAAACAACCTTTACAAGCAATTAAATATGCTACTGGTAAAAAGGAACAAGAAATAGATCAAGTATTTGATACATTAGATGCTGTATCTACATCATTAGCAGAACAAAAAAATAGAACTGCTAATAGTGCTGGAAAAGGTATGTATTTACCACAAGAGGAAGAAGAATATAATGCAGAAATGCAAAAATATGAAGAACAAATAAATACTATTAGTGATGCTATTAATAGTGATATTTTTAATGCTGGTAAACAATCTCAAAATATTAGAAAA